CAACAACCTCATTTCAGAGGAAAGGCTTCCGCGCAAAATGCACATTACCAATACCCCTTTTCCCAAGCCGCAACGGCTTCCGGTGTGCATTCGGCAACACACGAAATCCCCCGCAATTCAATATCCGCAGGAGGACCGACCCGGCATTCCTTTGTTGGCCCCGACGCGGCCAAAGCTAGGAATCCTTTGATCCCGTGCCAGTAGATACAATTACGGGCGCGGCTTAACTTAATAGTCTCTCCATCGGTTTTTTCCGCATACCCAAAAAATACGCCACGGTGCGTGGTCGTCACAAGCACCGCACGCTGATTTTCTGTCATGTTAAAATCTCCTTTCAAGTTGTTGAATTAAGTTGTTTGCATAATGCGATCATTTCATCAATCGCATCCCGAATGCTGGGCCAGTCATCTTCGTCAATAGATATTCTCCCGCTTTTTTCGCTGGCAAATTGCCGAACAACAACGAAACAACCGCCTGATTCATCTTCTATTTCAATAGAAGTCGTCATTTCCGAATATATTGGTTCGCCTTTTGGGAGAATCAAATTAGCCTTCGTAATTTTTATATAATTAGTCATCTAAGTAAGAAGATTTTCCGCATCTTTTACATATGCAATCAGGCTTGAATGGATTACAACTGGTGGTAATTTCTTCGTCGTGAAGACCGTGCCCACACGGATCGATAGAACAAATAAACCTATACTCTTTCTTTCCTGTTTCGGAATTAAAACGATCAGTCCATTCTTTAATTTGCCTGGTACCGCATTTTTCGCAAAATGGCATTGCACCCTCTAATTCAATTCGGCCCCCACCACCCTTTTTCCGGCAGGGCACAGGCTCTAGAACCCTGCGTGGCTTGCATGATGTCTACGACATCAATAGGAACGCTGCCAACCGTCATCAATCATACTTAGCCATATAGCCAAATCAACTACCGTTCGTCGGATAACAGGGCATCTTCTTTAATTGCACGAAGAACACAGTCGCGGAGACCAAGCCCGCGCATAATGCGCTGAATCCCATTTTTATTTAGCCACCCTAATTCAAATGGTAACCTGGCATGAGAAACTTCATGTATGAAAAGAAGCCTGGTTTCCAGCCAATCAATTACTTCCGCATCTGTCATGTGTCCGACCATATAGTCCTCATAGTTTCACCCTTTTCTCCTCCGGTTTAAGCCGGGCGGCTTAGCGAGGCCGCTTACAGGATACTCAGTACCTCGGGCTTGCGCCCTCACGGGTTGCCTCCCCATGATCCCCTCTCTGCGATTTTAAGGCTCGCAGACTAATTCCGGTTACTGCTATCTGGCATTCGCCGGAACCGCGATTTACCTAACCCAATGGGTCACCGTATGGGCCCGGGTGTTATGGGTCACACTCGCCCGGTATTTGTTTTGCCAGTTATTATTCCGGGTGGTCGCCGGCAGGTTCCCGTTTTTGTGCCTACGGAACGCTGTCAATCGAGGCTCCGCATACGGGCGGATCCGGCGGACTTGACGGGGGGTTAATTAACGAGGATAATAGACCCGTCTTTCGTCGCAGATAGACTATTGCACACCTACTCCAGAAATGGAAGTGCAAAAAACAAAGCCCCGGTCTAAACAGCCGGGGCTTTTCTTTGGGATTCCGCGCTTGACTTGATAAGTAAAAAGTGCATAATTTCCCATACGTAGGACTATCTCCGTCTCCTCCCAGTGGTACTTTAGCCCCTTTTTAGGGGCTTTTTATTGGTGATTTTCACTTGTCCGAGACCATCCTTGTCCGAGATTCTCCTTATGACCGAAACTTGTTTATATGTGGGCTTGTAACCCATCTCATATAGCCGCGCAATGAGCTTATGCTGCTCCATGTGCCCGCCGCCTGGAATGGCGAAGGGGTAGCCATCCTGCTCCAAAACCCGGACAAACTGGAAAGGTCCGGCGATAATACGTAACTGGTCGAAATTTGATATGTCCATAAAGTCGCTCCTTTAATGCTATTAATTTAAACATCCTGCGCTTCATTGCGTATACGTTCATACTCAGCAAGTGCCAGATCGCATACATGAGCGTACCCGGCAAGCGCTGGGCCGCGCACATGTTCATACGCAGAAAATGCTTCGCTGCGTATACGATCATATTCAGCAAATGCCGGGCGACACACACGTTCATATTCAGAGAATGCTTTATCGCTTACGCGACTACATTCAGCAAGCGCCGGGCAGCGCACACGTTCATACTCAGCGTATGCTTTGCTTCGTATACGCTCATATTCAGCAAGCGCTACTTTAATTTTCTTATCTTTGGTCATTGAAAGTCGCTCCTTAATCATCCCGCGCTGTCTCGTATACGCGATCAAATTCATCTTGTGCCGGCTTGGTCGCGCGGTCGAATTCTGCCCGCGCCATTTGGCATATGTGGTCAAGCTCCGCATGCGCCGCGAATGGCAGAATCATCAAGAGCGAGGACCGCTGATTCCAGCGCCGCCAGCAGTTCAGGCGCGGCAGCAAGCTGCGGCCCTAAATCAGCGCGCTCGTTCAGATTGAGGACATATCCACTGCTCTGCTTACTTGATTCGATAGGTTCCGCTTTTGTCGCCGAAGACAAAAACATAGCCGCGCTTTAGGGCTCCGCCGTGAAGCGTCCCAGTCCAGCCCATTTTCTTGCAAAGCGCCCAAGCTGCCTTTGCGTGGCAATCCATGCCGGAAAAGTTATATGGGTAACTGACCGTTATGCGGTTACCGTCCATATCGCAGGCGGTAATTCGCGACCCGCGAGTATTTGTCGGCCCGCTGTAAGTCGTTTTGATCGCCTTCATGGTTGCACCCCACAAGCCGCCAAAAACCGCCCGAAATTAAAACGCGGATTGTCGGCCTGTAGTTTGTGGGCCGCAGATAGCGCGATCTGAAGGTGGACGGATGCGGCGGTTGCGCTCGGGAGCGGTTTCCCGCTTTTGATTGCTGCCGCTATCAGTATATAGTCTTTCTTTGTCATGGCTATTACCTCATGGGTCATTGCTCAGCCGGTCTACGCGCCGGCGTCGCGCTCCGCGTTCGCGGAAAGCTGCCTCGGCCGCGCTATGCTCGTCGTCGAAACAGTCTGCATCGTGCGCGGATTCTACGGCCACACTGTGGCGCCCGGCGCGAAAGAGGAACTTGCGTTGTCCACGGTATACAGTAGTAACTACGTTTTTCATGGCTATCTCCTGCACTCAGTTGAGGTAAGCTCAGGCCGGAACCCGCCGGCACGGTAGCTAGACTTCGCCCCACTACCCCCGCTCACGCAGGGGCAGGGAGACGGGACTAGGCCTCGACGACTAGCAAGGGGAATTATATACATGACTCCCTCTGAGCCTTTTTCTTGCGGCGTGCCCGCTCCTTCGCGGGCTTGCTCTTTGGCTTCGGCTTATAAGCCAACACGCGATCTACGATCCGGTTCAGCACTTCGGGCGGCTTCTTCTTCATGTTGACCGTCTTAATTCTTGTAGTTTCTGCGAAACTAAAGCTCTGTTGTCATTATCGACTCTGGTTTTCCCCCATCCTTGCCTATAACAATCGGTACGATTGCACGCTTGGCAAGATCGGCCCTGTGACCAAACAGCCTCAAGGCATTCCGTCTTTCCGGGAACGCTGCGATGGTCACATACGTTCATGCCGTCAACTCCTTGTAGGTAATGCGACGACCCACGGTCGCCGCCACAAAGCTATCCAGCCGTTCCAGCGTCTGCCGGGTGCGTGGCCTCATGCCAGCTGTAGCCGCGCCATCTTTTGCGTTCAGAGAATGCCGCCTCGCTTGCGGATTCAATGTCATCGAACACAGCCGCGTCATTCACGGAATCAACAGCAACGCTGTGGCGGCCAGTGCGGAAAATGAATTTACGTTGCCCCTTATACACGGTGGTGATTATGTATCTCATGGTTTTCTCCTTTAGCAAGCCGCTCTTGTATTTGCGGGTGGGCTGTAAAAAACCCCGGAGCGGGATGCTCCGGGCCAGCCGATCTAGTCGGCCTGCTTCTGGGTGAAGGCCAGCTTGGGCGGCACCAGATTATCGAGTCGCTCTTGGTCGACGACGACGATCATGTCATCGGTGTGGGTTTGCGGCGATTCGATGAAATGGAGCCCGCAGCTGGGTGCCAAGCCCAGCAGATCTCCGTAGGTCGCAGTCACCGCGAACAGGATAACGCAGGCCTGGTACGCCTGCGTGGCTTGCGCTAGATCCTGTGCGATGATGTTCATCGAGCGGTTGGTGCCGTGGTGGAGGATGAAGTTTGAGAGCTGCATGGTATTATCTCCTATTTGGTTGATGGGTGAGGAGTCTATTTGGTGCAAGATAATTAAAGCACGGATTACCATATCCATGTGCGCCACTAATCGGCAAATTACTACCGCCCGTAGGAGATTTAATACCGTTTATCAAAACGCCAGTTAGATTAGAAAACCAGAATATAAGGAAATGCTAATGCCAAGAGGAATACCAAAAGCCGGACGACAAAAGAGTCGATGGAACAGTAATTTAACATCAACGAAGGAATGGCAGGATAAGACCCGGGCGAAGATCCAGGCCGGGATGCTGATAGATCGCCTTGCGGGCTGCGCGTCCGGTGAGTATGAGATGAGCACAGCCGCCGTATCTGCGGCTAAATGTCTGTTGGATCGAGTTTTGCCTTCGCTGTCCAGCGCCGACATCAATCAAAATCCCCAGGCCCCGACAGACTATAATAGTCTGGTCGCGCAACTCAGCGTAATCGCCGGCCCCGACCTGGTGATCCGTATGTCTACGCCAGATAGTATATTAGCATTCCCTTCTATTAGAATTAACTGATAGGGGGTGGGGACCCCCCATTGGGGGCGGGTAAGTAGACTTCCTACCATCTCCACATTTTTCAGACCATATTCTCCAGGATCGAAAGTGTTTACTAACGTCAGAATACCCATAAAACAGCCTCGGATGACCTACAGCGAATCTTGTGTTTAGACCCACCAAGACATGGGTAAGAGATTATGAATCGCTTAAAGAGGATTTAAGGCATTGCCATTGGGAAGATTACTCGAAGTTAAAATTTGACCGAATTGCAAAGTCTCTCAAGAAAACCATAAAGAGGACCGGAGGAATTGACTATTCGGCATTCCCGGTGGATTTCAGGTGGCATTTGTGTTCTTCAAGGCTCAGTCAGGGAAAGTTCGATAATTGGGATGGATGGGAATTCAGGTCTAATTGGTCGATTACGTTTCAAGGACTGAACGGCGGTCCTAGTTCTGGGCCGGTGAACAAATGGACAGGCCAGAAAACGGATAAGCTGATAATCGCTTCTGAACAAGGGATAGGAGATGAGATTTTATATGGGTCGGCTATCCCTGAATTGATTGTGAGACTTGGACACGATGCTTTAGAGCTTCAATGTCATCCCAGACTTTTCAGGGTCTTTGAGAGATCTTTCAGAATAAGGTGTACTCCAAGAAGGGTTTTGTCTCATATAGAACCTGACGTACCTGTGGTGGCTCTTGCGGATTTATTCATGTTTTACCGTAGAGACAAATCCCATTTCCCGAAGAAGCCTTTTTTCAAACCAGATCCAGAAGCCAGATTGAAATTTTTGGCGGAGTTGGAAAAATACCCTAAGCCCTGGATAGGGGTAGGGTGGAAATCAAGACATGGGAAAGTCGATCTTGGTGAGCTGCTTGCAAAGCTGGAGCCTCTGGGTGGAACCAGGTTTTCCGTTCAATATGGGGAAACGGATGGTAGAGTTTTGGATATTCAGCCGAACCCGATGAACGACATGGAGGGGCACATAAACTTCATTTCCTGCCTTGATAGGGTGGTTTCTGTGACTCAAACGGCTATTCATGAAGCGGGAGCTTTGGGGATACCGTGCGACGCCATAAAACCGCCTAAAGGATCTGGGGATGTAAACCCGGCCCTGTGGTATTACTCAGTTGGCGAAAAACAAAGGCCGCACCTGGTTTATGGCAAATGCCGTGTTTTCAATGAACTGGCGGGATATTGCGCCGACGTGCAAGACAACTGGAGAGTATCTTGAGTCTTATAAATGAAATTTATTCAGAAGTGGAGACTTTGAGAGGAATGTTGACTGCGCTTAAAGTCAATTATCCAGATCTTACCCCAAGAGTCGAACCGGCGATTGCGAAAGTAGACGCAGTTTTAAACAACCCTTCCGATCGGACAATTCATTACTTTATAGAAGATATGCTGGAGCTGGATAACTATTTCAGAGACATCCTGGGAATGTTGGATAAATCGGATAAATATCTGATTGGCTCCGTAATGAAAACAATGGAGTTGATGAACATACTCATGGGATCGGAAGAAAGAACGAGGCTTCATTGAATATCGTAATCGTGGGGCATGGCCCATCGCTTAAAAACGCGGGACTTGGAGCGCATATAGATTCTTTCGATAAAGTGGTGAGGCTAAAAGGTTCCGGTTCGGTCATCGAAACACCGGATTACGGTTCACGAACCGATGCTGTTTGCGCTTCTACGGAGGTAATGGGTAATTTCTTCAAAATCGAGGCCAATGAATATTGGGCTTACCCGAAAAAAGGGCATTTCGACGCTCAATCGGTTATTCAGGCCATAACGAAACTCGAAAAACCGGTAATGATCCCGTTGGAGCATTGCAATTACTGGAATCTCAGGTTCAGGCAAATGGGGGCATGTCATCCTAATGTTTCCACCGGGATGGCCGCTATTCTGATAGCGATCAAGCGGTGGTCCCCGAAAGAGATTCGTCTTTTAGGGTTCGATTCATTATTGAATCCAAAGATTCCATTTGACAGAAATTTTGCAATCCCCAGAACCGGAGCGGGTCCGTACCCGAACCACGACTGGGAAAATGAAAATCGGTTGTTGAACGTTCTTTCAAATGTTTATAAGGTGAATATTTGTTAGCAAATACCACATTAGCAATCACCACATTTTCCAGTACCGGGTACGAGACTTACGCCAGGAAGATGCTGGAGTCGGTTATTGAAAATTGGCCGAGTAAAATTATTGTCTATGTCGAGAAACCGATAGACACAGACAATGAAAAAATAGAAGTTAGAAACTTCTTCGACATCGAAGGGGCGATGAATTTCTATCAAAACATCAAGAATACGCCCGTATGTCATGGAATGGTAAACGGTAAATATAATTATAACTACGATGTATGGAGATTCTCACGAAAGATGTTGGCACAATGGGATGTGCTGAAAGATTATAATGGCAAAGTTATTTGGCTCGATGCAGACAGTATTATCAGAAAACCCGTTACCGACGATTGGTTGATAAAACTGTTCGACGGTAAGGGTCTTTCGTATTTGGGGAGGGAAGGATTTCATACTGAGACCGGGTTTATCGGTTTCGACACCGAGAATGAGAAATTCAGGGAATTCCTGAAATATTACATCGGGTTTATCCGGCATGGATGGTTCAAGGATCATAAACGGTGGCATGATTGTGAAGCATTCGACTTTGCCAGAGAGAAATCCGGCATATCCGGCAACAATCTATCGCCGTTTTTCAAGATTCCAAAAGACCGGGTAATGTCATTGGCGGACCTGGATGTCGTTGAAAGGTCTGTGTTGGGGGAATATTTCTTTCACGCCAAGGGCGCTAAAAAGAAGGGCGCGAAACCAAGAGTTATGCCTCATGCTGCTTAGCGATAAGTATAAAAAACAACTTATCAGGATGCACGAAAAATATAGATCCTTCGGATCCGGCTCAAAATTCAGGAATGCCGTTATCAAAGCACTCGGATATGAAGATGTCCTCGATTATGGATGCGGTAAAGGAAAACTTCTCGTAAACAAGAAATACGACCCCGCTATTACTGAGTTTTCCAACGAACCGGAACCTGCTGATTTGGTGGTGTGTACGGATGTTCTTGAGCATATAGAGCCGGATTGTCTGGATGATGTGTTGAGACATATCAAGTCCAAGATGATTAAAGCCGGGTTTTTCACTATTAGTTGTTCTCCGGCCGCGAAGAAGTTGCCGGACGGGAGAAATGCACACCTTACGGTCCAGCACCCGGAATGGTGGATAAATAAATTATCGGAATTCTTCGTTATCGAAAAGTCTTCTTTTCGCGCCGACGAGAGGAAGTTGGCAATATCCGTCGAGCTTGAGGTTCATTTAAAGCCCCTGGGCGTGCGCCAGCGTAAGGAGGCCGTTTGAAGGCATTTATTACCGGACTGACCGGCCAGGATGGCAGATATTTATCTGAATTACTTTTGAATAAAGGTTATAGGGTTCATGGTTTAACGAGAAGAACCGCGCAATCCAAAGTCATTCCATCCGGTGTTATCGTACATGAAGGCGATGTCACCGATCCAACTATAAAAGATCTGATTCAAGATATTCAACCGGATGAAGTTTACCACCTGGCGGCAATGTCGCATGTTGGAGAGTCGTTCAAAATCCCGAAAACGACGTTCGAGATAAACGCTATCGGTACATTGAACGTACTGGAAGGTGCGAAATCCACCGGATCCCGATTCTATCAGGCGTCAACATCCGAATTATTCGGATCGACACCGCCGCCGCAGAATGAAAAATCTCCATTTCATCCACGAAGTCCTTATGGAATATCGAAGCTTGCAGCATATTGGCTGACGGTTAATTACCGTGAGGCTTATGGACTGTATGCCTGTAATGGAATTTTATTCAATCATGAATCTCCGATTCGAGGAGTGGATTTCGTAACCAGGAAAGTCTGTCAGGCAGTAGCCAGAATAAAATTCGGGCTACAGAGATATATTTTTCTCGGGAATCTGGATGCCAGGAGAGATTGGGGGCACGCGAAGGATTTCGTGGAAGCCATGTGGCTCGTGATGCAGCAACCTGGACCGGATGATTATATCGTTGCTACCGGAGAATCCAGATCAGTCAGAGAACTTCTGACGGAGGCATTCAGGTATACCGGTATTGAAGATTGGTCTGGTTTTGTAAAACAAGATAAAGATTATATCCGCCCCGCCGATGTAGGCAGCCTGATTGGAGATTCATCCAGGATCAGAGCATTGGGGTGGAAACCCGAGTATTCCTTTGAATCTTTAATCAAAGAGATGATGGAGTCTGAAATTGCAAAAGCCTGTAAAGAAGCATCCATTGGCGATTAGTACCTGGGGGTTGGAAGAAAGAGAAGCCATCTTGAACGTCCTGGATTCGGGGATGTTCACGATGGGACCGAAGGTAAAGGAATTCGAGGAGGCGTACGCGGCGTGGGTTGGGACCAAGTATGCCGTCATGGTCAATTCCGGTTCCTCTGCAAACCTTCTCATGGTTGCGGCCTATACGTTCAGGAATAAAGCCGGCACGGTCATTGTACCGGCGGTTTCCTGGTCTACGTCCTATTCTCCGTTTCAGCAATACGGATGGACGTTGAAGTTCGTTGACATAGACAAAGACACGCTGAACTATGACATTGAATCGCTGAAAGAAGCTTATGAAGGCGGGGATTCGATCCTGGCGGTAAATCTGCTGGGAAACCCCAATGATTATCGCTGGTTCCCTTCCACGAATATTCTGGAAGACAATTGCGAGTCCATGGGCGCGGTTTATAGTAATTTCAGAACCGGTAATTTCGGGTTGATGTCTTCACATTCGATGTTTTTTTCTCACCATATCCAGACAATGGAGGGCGGGATAATTACCACGAATGACGAATATTATTACCAGATGCTTTTATGTCTTCGTTCTCACGGATGGACAAGGCACTTACCGGAAAAGAATGTCTTTAATGTAAAGCCATCTGCGTATGAATTTCTTTTCCCTGGATACAACGTCAGGCCGATGGAAATGCAAGCGGCGGTTGGGATTGAACAGTTAAGGAAGATTGACGGATTTATCTCCGCAAGACGTGAAAACGCCGAACGATGGAAGGAAGTATGTCAAAACCGGGGTTGGTGGTCTCAGAAAGAGCCTGGAACAGGAAAATCATCTTGGTTTGCCTTTGCTATTATTGACGACAAAATAGAAGAAATAAAGAAAGAGCTCGATGAAAAGGGAATTGAACACCGGCCAATCGTCGGAGGTAATTTTCTGAGATCGCGTTCAATCGAATGGTACAGCATAAATCGTAAAAAAGATCCGGTTTCGTATAAAAATGCCGACCGTATACACGAAAAAGGAATTTACATCGGAAATTTTCATAAACGGGCGGAATTCGGCCTATGCCGAAGGCACTCATGAAGGTATTCCTCGGTTACGATAAACGGGAAGCGTTGGGGTCATGGGTTTTCCAGCATTCGATAATCAAGCGAGCATCCATTCCGGTCCAATTCACGCTTCTGGATAGACGAATCAAGGATCCAAATTCGTATTTCTCGCCTTTCTCGAAATTGAATTTGCGGGCCTCTAATGAGTTCACCTTCTCACGTTATCTCTGCGCTCGTATATCTGGATATTCAGGTGACCCGGTTCTATTCGCGGATGGAGCCGATCAGGTCTGTCTTACGGACATAGCTGGTCTTAAAGCCTTGTGGCAACCGTATAAAGCGGTTCAGGTCGTCAAGCGTAATGTTTATTCACCGACATCTCCCAAGCTCAAGGGAACGGAAATGGAGTCCGTCAATGTTGCTTATCCATGCAAGCATTGGTCGAGCGTAATGCTCATCAACCCGGGACATTACGGTTGGCGGAGGGTCGATTGGGAACAAACCAGTCCAGATTACTGGCATGGGTTCGGATGGTTGAAACCGGATGAAATCGGAGAGTTGCCTCCCGAATGGAATAGATTAGTCGATGAAGGAGATTCCATAAAAGGGAAAATCCTGCATTGGACGCTGGGGGTTCCGGCGATGCATGAATATCGCGATGCGCCGGGGGCCTCGATCTGGTGGAAAGAAGCGCAGGATGCAATGAATATTTGCGATAGGAGATGGATTTCAAAACTCAATTCAATTCATAAAAAGGAAAAATGATTACCGATAGAATTACCGATAGAATCGACGCAATAACCGGAATTCCCCCTGAATATCGTCATGCGATACTGCCGGCCCCGAAATCGGTAAAAATAGAATTAACGTCGCAATGTAATTACCGATGCGGATTCTGTGCACACCGGCTGAGAATGAAAGAACGCGGCGGAATGGATCGTGAATTTTACAAACGTATCGTACTGGAGATGTATCAATCCGGGGTTCGTGAACTGGGGGTATTTTACATCGGCGAATCGTTCATGTGCGATTGGTTGCCGGAAGCTATTTCGTATGCCAAAACAGTCGGGTTTCCATACGTATTTTTGACAACGAACGGAAGTTTGGCGGACGCATCCACAGTAAAGGCGTGCATGGAAGCCGGTCTGGATTCGCTGAAATTCAGCATGAACAATGCCGACCCGGAACAATTCGAGAAAGTTGCCGGGGTCAAATCCAAATTATGGGTTCAATCGCTCATGAATCTCAAAAATACTTATTGGGTTCGCGAGCAAGGTAAATATGCCTGTCGGCTTTATGCCTCCAGTATCAAATACGATGGAGAACAGCAGGATAAAATGCAGGAATTGGTGGAAGAAATTCTTCCATATGTAGACCAACATTACTGGCTACCGCTGTATTCGATGGGAAACCTGTCCGCGCAGCGCGAGCGCGAATTGGGTTACAGGCCAACGGCCGGGAATCAAGGAAGGTTGGGGGCGTTGCGCGATCCGCTTCCTTGCTGGTCGGCTTTTACCGAAGGTCACATTACTCACGATGGAAAACTTTCGGCTTGCTGTTTCGATGCGGCGGATAAATGGACGATGGCGGATTTAAACGAAGTATCTTTCATGGATGGCTGGAACAGCCTTTCTTTTCAAAACTTGCGTTCAGCTCATTTGAGAAAAGACGTTACCGGAACTATTTGTGAACAATGCGTGGCTTACAATGTGTGAATAAGTTTTGAGATGGCTGGAACAGCTTGATGGCTGGAACAGCTTGACGACTATGGAATCTTGTGAATAAGTTTAATGAATAAACTTGAAGACGTAACAAATCTCGTATCGCAAATAGAAAATTACCGGAACACGCATAGGCTCGAATTCTACGAGCCGTATGGTTATCAAAAAAAGTTTCACCATGCTCATGGACTGGGCGGTGGACTGGCCGCTCAAAGAGCGTTAATCGCCGGGAATCAGGTCGGAAAGACGTTTTGCGGCGCGATGGAGACGGCGTTTCATTTAACCGGTCTGTATCCTGCGTGGTGGGAAGGGTATAGATTCGATAAGCCGGTCGAATGGATGGTTGCCAGTACCACGAACGAAACGACTCGTGACCGATGCCAACGTGAAATCTTCGGTGAGCCCACGGATGATCGGTCGCTCGGGACCGGAGCGGTTCCGAAGGGGTTCATCGGGGAGCCTACGAGAAAGCCCGGAGTCCCAAACGCTTACGATTCCGTTTTGGTGAAACACGTTTCCGGCGGGTGGTCGAAAGTTTATTTTCGCGCCTACGAGCAAGGCGCGAAGAAATTCATGGGATACCGTATCGACGGTGGTTGGGGTGACGAAGAACCGCCTGCGGATGTATGGTCGCAAATGCTTCGAGGGACTTTCGCCACCAATGGTATCTTGTTCCTGACCTTCACCCCGGAAGAAGGATTTACGAACGTAGTGCATCAATTCGTAAACGATTTGAAAATGGGACAGGCTGTCGTCCACGCGGAATGGGACGATGCGCCTCACATGACTCCCGAAAAACAGGAACAGAAATTAGGGGCAATCCCGTCTCACGAAAGAGAAATGCGCCGCCGGGGTGTGCCGATGATGGGCACAGGTATCGTGTATCCGGTGAATGAAGACGTTCTCAAAACCGATCCGATAGTTATTCCCGGTCATTGGGCGAGAATCTTCGCGGTGGATTTCGGGTGGGATCACCCGGCTGCGCTGGTATGTCTCGCATGGGATCGGGACACGGACGTAATCTACGTTTACGATGTTTGGAAACAATCCAAGGCTTTATTGGAAGTCCATGCGCAAGCCATCAAATCGCGTGGGGAATGGGTTCCAATCGCATGGCCGCATGACGGAATGAAGCATGACCCGAAATCCGGCAAACCCATGGCGGATTTATACCGATCCATGGGTTGTAACATGCACTTCCAGCCATTCTCAAATCCACCCTCGATAGGGCAAAAGGAAGGCCAAGGAGGGAATGGCGTCGAAGTCGGCGTTCTGGAAATTCTATCGCGCATGGAAACCGGACGGTTCAAGGTATTTTCGCACCTGAAAGATTGGTTCGATGAGTGGCGAATGTACCATCGCAAGGACGGTGAAATCGTAAAACTCAACGATGACTTGATGGACGCTACCCGTTACGCGGTGCAGATGAGGCGTCATGCCATGACGCAACCCGTCAGAGCGAAACCACAACAATCTTATGCGGGCATGAGTAATTGGGGCTGAAATGACGGATATAAACGGTATCAAAAAAAGAAAAATTTCCCGTAAAGATTGGGACAAATGTGCGGATAAGATACGCTCTGAATTTAAATCGCGTAAAGATCAGAAATTTCGCAAAGCCCATGAAATAATCTGGAAGGAAGTGGATCGGCAGGTTGCGATGGAGCCGATGAAACGGTTTTCCAAGGACGGGAAAAAAATCGACCCCGAATGGCGGTCGGTCATGGAATTAGGGGAATTGGCGAAGGCTTCCGAGATCATTACCGCCGATGTCATGCGGTTGACGTTTCCGACTAACCGTTCATGGTTCGAGTCCCATGCCGAACTGCCGGCGATTTTGGATCCCAATACCGGGACTAAGCAAGTAAACGCAAAATCGCAGGATTTCACCGATAAAGCCTACCGGGCATTGTTGGTTCAGCAACACATGGATTTCGGCCTAAAAGCCAGGTATGAACTGTCCGTAAAGGAAGCTCTGCACCATGGTTCTTATGTCGCCGAAATCCGCATGGATAACCGGATCAGATATACCGATGGTTCCGGCATAAACCAGGTATCGGCACCGGTATGGGTTCCATATTCCATGTGGAATTCATATCCTGACCCGTCTCCATCGGTAGTGGGAACCGATCTGTTTTACACCGGTTCTATGATCCTGGTGGATTTCATCCCGTTATATCTACTCCGGCAAATGGCCGTTGGCGACGGCTGGATGGCAGAGAACATCGAAAGGGTGAAAAAGAGCGGGAAACAGAAACATGACAACAAAGATGTTGAAACGGACGATATCGAGTTAATTAAATATTACGGAGACCTGGAAATAGAGCGTGGGGATAGCCCCATCGTTCTCCCGAATTCAAAAGTCATTCTCGCAAACGACATTATCGTTTACTACGCGCCGAACGAACTTCCTTATCCGTCCATAATTTATTCAGGCTACGAACGGATGGACATTCGCGATCCGTATTCCACGTCGCCACTTATCAAGTTGGCACCGTTGCAAAAATTGGGAAGCCAGTTGGCGAACAAGCTGGTGGATTCGATGGCAATGAAGGTGGAACCGCCGATTGCTTACGATGCAAACGATCCTCAAATGGTTCTCGATGGCGGGCCAAGAATGGCTCCCGGGGCCAAAATCGGCGTCAAAGGGACCTATGGAATAAAGGAAATACAGGCAGGAGATCCGCAATCCGCCATGATAGGGTTGGAATTCATCATCGGACAATTGAATCAGGGGTTGGGCATCAATGCTATCCGTTCGGGAGCGGGCGGCGATTCAACTGACAAAACCGCAACCGAAATTACCACGGCGGATGTAAAGGCGGAAATTCGTACTGCTGAATTCGTGGATAAACAGGAAAGACATGCTCTTAGGCCGTTTCTCTACATGCAGCATGAATTGAACAAGGCAAACCTGGAAGGATATACGTTTTATAACCCGGAATTGGATGCCCCGGATTTCATGCGCGTAACCCGCGATCAAATACCAGATAACGTAGTATTCGATGTGGTGGGTTCAAGGGGCGCATTGGGAGAAAAGGCGAGGGCTACGCGGACGAATGACGTAACGGCTTTCCTTCTCGGGAACGAGAAAACAAGGGATATCCCGAATGTCCTGGAATTGGCAAAACAGGCTTACCAAGATGCCGGGGTTAAGAATCCTGAAAGATATATAAATATTCCGGAAGAATCTCCGGAAGTCGCTCAGGTCAAGCAAGAGGCGCAGAAAGCCATTGATGAGCTTAAAGCGCAAACATTCGAGCTTGAAAAAGAACTTGCCATCGTTAAGGCGGTTAATGAAGCCAAGATGGTTGAAGCGCAGATGCGCGCGGAAACACAGATAAATGTCACTGAATTCAAAACGCAGCTCGAAGGAGAATTGAGCGTGCTCAAGGCTCAATTGGAAGTGGCGAAATCCGCCGGTAGTCAGCAGGGACCGGTGATATCTATATCGGAAATAAATGCCATCGTCGGTTCTCTCGACAAGATTTTGTCCATTTCAGAGAAACAGACATCGGAAGTGGACAACAAATTATCGGAAATGAACAAAACAGTAAGCACTCTTATCAACCATATGAATAAGCCGATTAAGGTCAAAATTACACGCGATGCCAATGGTAAATTGGCCGAAGCAACCGGAGCCAGGGAATAATGGCCAGGGGCGATCTGATCGTTTTCAACGAAGCCCTTGCCTTCATGCTGGATGGCGGATGGGAGTCAACGGATGACATCAAATGCGCTGTTTGCGACAACACAGTCACCCCATCTCAGACTACCGCGTCTCCGGCGCTCGGAGACTTCACCGAGGTTGGCACGGCTGGGAGTAATCCCGGTATTACTGCCGGGGACATGCTTGTGGCTTACGCCGCGCTCCGCTCTGACGCGGCCACTCAGTCGGCAATAGGCGTCACCGCAACCAGCGCAACCATAGCGGCTTTCACGGAGTCGCCGACAGCCGATCTCGTGACCACTTCCGGTGGCGACATGGCGATGTCCGGCGGGTACGCCGCCTGCACGTCGGGAACGGCTACTGCCGCCCCAGTATATGCCTCGACGCTGGCTGCCGCACACACGGGCTCGGCTTACATAATGCGACTGCGCGAGGCGGCGGATACATTTATACGTGCCTCTACTTTACCGATGATGGGAGTTTGATGGGAGTCTAATGGCAACCGTAACGATTACATCCATTGTTGAAATAGACGATCATGTAGAATTCGCATGCTCATTTTCAGTAACTACCCCCGTGCTTTCGTGGGCCGAAACATTAGTGTTTGGGCGCGACCGCGTGAGAGGACTGACTCAGGCGCAGATGCGCGATGAAGTTTTGTTCCCCCTGTGTCAAGAAATAGTGCTGGAACGAATAGGTGTTAATAGGGCGCAAATTGCCTGGAATTCTATATTGAACGTAGCGCAAACGATCCCAAATACGCCGTAAATGTTTTCCCCCATATTAGCCACTACCGGGGCGGGGAATGTTGAGGTCAATGCCTCGACCGATGCACTGGTATTGTCTGAATATGCTGCAACGGTTTCGCTGGATGTAATTGTAACAGCGGCTACCGATGCCTTGATATTAACGGAATATTCCGCAACTGTAGAAGTATCTGTACCAACACCGACGGTAATTGATCGCGGCGGTGCGCCAATCAGGCGATACCATTATATCCCTGAAAAAAGGCGCGTTCTTACTGTCAGAAAGAAAGGTTACGATGAAAAAGAGCTGATTCGGCTTATCCGGCTTG